GGGTAGTTTAGGATTCAATTACATCACCTTCTTCACTTAACTCACCTTCACGAATGCGTCTGTCATATTCCATCTCAATCTTATCCCTTATGTCATTGAAAATGTCACTATCAACAAGGCATAGAGCGCTTGATATGCGGTGTAGCATCTCCCGCTTCTCCGCTATATCAACGGTTTTCTCAAAGCCACATAGCCAATTACTTGGGTCGTAGCCAAAGGTGCTAACGATATTGATTAACGCTAAGTCAATCATGTTTTCATCTATCTTATCTTCTATCATGTTCTTCATCATCTCTTTACGGTTTTTCTGTTTCCTAACTGTAACTGTAACTAATTATCTATTATTATTACAGGTGTTACACCGGAAAACAGGAATTGGATAAGTGAGTAGCGCTAATGTAAGCCACTACCCAACGGGGAATACTTAGTGTGTGTATCG